CACCAGCCCGAGGGCCTTGGCGATGGCCTGTGCGTATTCCTTCTTCGCGTCCTCGGCGGCCTGCGCCTTGGCTGCGGTCCGATCCTTCGCGTTCTCCGCACGGAGGCGCTTGATCTCGGCCTCCGCTGCGGCCGGGTCGCTCCACGGGGTCGCGGGCGGATCGGCGGGGGGTGCTGCGGGGGCGGTGGGCGGAGTCGTCACAGCTGTGGACGGCTCAGTCGGGTCGGGGGTCGGCTCGACGGGTGTAACGGACATGAGATGCCCTCCTGGGGCGGTTGGGTGGTGCAACTTCCCCGCGCCAGGCGGGAGGTTCTAGGCGGCGCGCTTGGCGAACAGGTTGAGAAGCGCGTCGATCTGCGGCGAGACGGCCGCCGGGTTGACGGGCGGCAGGTCGGCAGGGATGTGGTCCACGCCGTTGCGGTGCGCCTTGAGTGCCCGCCGGAAGCCGGGGAGTCCCTTGCCGAAGTCCTCGGTGTCGTAGGTGTCGTACAGGTGCGCCATGTCGGCGAGCCAGGACGGCGGGAGTGAGGTGCCGTGGAAGAACACCGGCTCGATGACGCAGTGGCAGTTGTCGTGGAACTTCGCCGCGCCCTCGCCGACGAACTTGGCGTTCACGGCGGCGCCAGCGGAGTCGCGCGTCTTGTAGACACCGAAGTGGGCGGCGTCCTTGTCGTGAACGAACTTGCCGTTCTGCTTCTGGCGGGTCCGCGTCGAGTAGCGGATCGCCATCGCGATACAGAACGCGCAGGCACCGGGGCGAGGAACGCGGCGGAAGCCGAGCGCAAACTCATCGCCCGTCACATCGGCCACCACCTGCGCGCGGCCGGTGTCAGTGACCGCCTTCTGCATCGCAGCCTCGACGCGGGCCATGACCGCGGCCTCATAGGCATCCGCCTCGGCCTTCGCGCGAGTCGCCCAGTCGATGCCGGCGTCGACCAGCGAGCGCGGAGGGCTGGCCACGAGCGGGAGGCGCGGGGTGCCCGGCACTCCCGCCTCACGTCGGGCCGTGGAGTAGAAGTCGTTCGCGATCGACGCAGCAGCCTGGGAGAACTGGTCGACCAGGAACGCGACCACGTCCCGGTAGATCCGCATCCCGTGGTCGGAGTCGAGCGGCCGAGTGTGGGGCCACAGGGCGCGAAGGGCGGCGAACAGTGAGGAGGTCAGCGCGAGTTGCGCAAGGTACTGCTGCTGGACGGCCGGGTCGTCACTGACCGTTGGCGCTGCCACTGGTCGGCTCCTGCTTCGGGAGGAACGCCGCCGTCACAGCCCGGCCCAACTGGCGGGCATCGTCGGCCGCGCGGTCCTGCTGGAGCCGCACACGGTCGACAGCCGAGTACCCGAGACGCTTGAGGGTCACGTCCGAGGTGGCCGGGACAGCGCCCGAGGCGATCTCCTTCGTCACCGCGTCGGACACCAGACTCGGGGCGAACATCTCCGGGGGAGTCCAGTCCGCCGCGATCCGCTCGTACTCCGGGGGCAGCTTTCCGCGGTTGTCGAACCGCACCATCATCTTCGCCACGTCGCACAGAGGCCCGGTGAACTGACGCTGCATCCGCCTCGCGCGACGGTTGCGCCGGTCGTCCATCGCCAGGTGCGAATCGGCCGAAGCCGGGTTGCCCTGTGTGTAGAGCCCGAGATCCTGAGGCAGTGCGGCGACAAGACCCGCCGCAGAGGAGGCGAACCAGTCGAGGATCTTGGTGAACACCGACGGGTCGTAAGCCTGGAACTGGAACAGTTGCGGCAGTTCGCCGTTCTCGTCGCGCTCCAGGCCCAGCACCTTGGTCACGTAGGTCTCCAGCACTGACGCCGTGGAGCCGTCGGCCTTCTGGAAGGCTGCCTCGGTCGCGCCGAGGATCGCCTTCTGGGGAACCGAGTACAACTCACGAGCGACAGCCAGGTCGAGCAGCGTCCGGCACGCCTCGTCGATGATCGACTGCAATGCCGGGGTGATCTCGGAGGAGCCAGAGCGGTTGTTGGTCCGCGGCCGGTTCGCCATCCGCACCACCGGCACGAAGTCGAAGCCGTGCTCGTCGCGATCGGCGACCACCCAGTTGCCGTTGTCGTCCTGCGCCAGGTGGACCGTCTCGCCGGGGACCAGCAGCGCGCCACGACGGCGGCCGTCCTCGGACCAGTACTCCTGCATCAGCGCCCGCGGAGACGTGCCCCGCAGATCCCACAGGACCGCCGTGTTCAGCGGCGACTCCACTGTCACGATCGGAGCGTCGCCTCGGGTCACCGGAGAGCCGACCACCCAGTACGCCGGACCCATCGACAGCGCGTCGGTGTACGCAAGCGACTGCTCGGAGGCGAAGTTGTTCGCCTCCATCATCGCCATCAGGTACTCGTCGCCATCAGTCTCGTTGACCTGCCGGAAGCAGTCGACGTTCAGCCGCTCCACGTAGGGGTCAACAGCCATCGCCGCCCACCCGACCAGCGTGCACAACTGGCCCTCGAGCTCCTTCGGGACCGCGATGCGCAGGTTCTTGATCGCCTGCTCGCCCTTGTAGTACTGCTCACACAGGGCCATCGTGGACGCGGTCCGCTGATACTGGTTGCGGAGTTGTGCGATCAGCGCCTTCTCGTCCTCCGACAGCCCCAGCGTCGGGAGCGTCGGCGCGACGACGGTCGAGAAAGACGTCGAGGAGAAGTCGTCGGCCACCAGACCTCCCCCACTTAGTCACGGATCAGGACCCGGCCCTTGCCAGGTGCTCCCTTGCCCTGCTGGGCGAGACGGACGAGGCGCCACAACATGCGGGCGCCGACGAAACAGACGGCCAAGTCGATCTTTCGCGCACTGGAGCGCGATTCCTTGCCGAGAGTGATGCCGAACCGACCCTCACGGCGCCGGGCGTTCTTCATGTGACGCCGCAGGACCGCCGAGTCGCAGTAGGGCGCCTGGCCGTCCTTCAAGTCGTCCGCAGCCTGCGTCACCGCCGGCTGGAACAACTGCTGAGCCGCCGAACCGGACATGTCGAACGCGACCGCATGCATCTTCGGCCCCGACTTCACCGGCCAGAAGCGCTTGTCGAGCTTGCGGTGATAGCGCTCGTGCCACTGGTCGACCAGCGGCCACCAAAACCGGTCATCCTCGACCGCGTCATCGGCCTTCGCGTGCGACGGGTCGAACCAGAACGCGACCACCTTGAAGGTGTCGAACGCGACGTTCACCGCGGCGTCCAACTCTGAGCGGTTGACGAGGACCAGCTCGCCCTTGCCGTCGCGCCCAGGATGCTGATGATGCAACACCTGCGCCAGACCATCGGAGATCCGCACCGCGAGCAGGCCCGTGTCGTCGCCGGACTTCGAGCCATCGCCGAACAGCACCACGCGATCACCAGGGACGATCTGCTCACCCTTGCGGCGGTTCGCCTTGTCGTCCACCCAGCGCGGTTGTGCCCAAGCGTCCTCGGTGCCGACGATCTGGTTGTACCACTTGCGCCGCGACTCGCTCGGGGGGTTCTCCGGGTTCAGGATGCTCTTGACGATCCGGCCATTGGGACGCGTGTCCAGCCACGTCGCGTCTCCCGCGATGGAGCGGACCACCTCCGGCGCCGCTTCCTTGGTCAGCGGGGCCTCAGGTGGGGCCTCAAGTGAGTCCCACAACACGCCGTACTCGGCGTTCGTCGCATCCTCGCCCTGCGTGGACTCCCACGCCTCGCGGGCACGCTCGGCGGTCGAGTCACGGCCGGGGCGGTAAGCGTTGAAGATGTCGAGGATCCGCGCCGGGGAGTCGATTTCCGACTTCGCGGCGTTGCCCTCCATCGCGCCGACCATCTCGTGACCGCGGTTGGTGGAAAGCCAGTTCTGAGTCTCCGCGCGGATGATCTGGTGGGGGCGACCACCCTCGATCGACTCGGGGTTCATGGTGATGCCCTCGATCTGCCGCCGGTCGCCGTCCGACCAGACGTTGAACTTGCCGATCTGGATGCCGTACCGCCTGCGCGTCTCGGGCGGAATGAGGCCGGGGAACAACTTGAAGGTGTTCTTGGTCTGGTCCTCGGACACTGCGGCGATCTGCGTCCACGCGTCCGGGTCGTCACGACCGACCGGATGGTCGCCCTCCCAGTGGTCGAACATCACCGGGGCATGCAGCGAGGCCACAGAGACGCCGGCAGCGGTCGGGTCCTTGCCCCAGCCCTTGATCCGCTGGAGTGCGCCCGAGTGGTAGAGGAACTCGCCGTTCGAGTCGACCGCGTAATACCAAAGCAGGAACCGGGTCTGCTCAGCGGTCCACCACCACGGCTTGCCAGCCTTGCCGGTCAGGTGCCGAGTCGTCCACGACAGGACGCCCCAGCCGAGAGACGCCTCAGGGAGCAACCAGCCGTCGTCGTACTGCCACGTCGGGCCGAGCTTGACCGGCTCCCACGCGAGGTCAGTCGGCGGGAGACTGCGGTCGAGAAGTTCGCGGTACTCCTGCTCGATCGCGCGATAGTCGCCGGTCAGATCCTCGATGAACGCGGGGCCACTGCTACGAGCCATGCTTCCAGCGCGACGCAGCCGCCGCACGAGCCGGGTTCGTCGTCACAGCACCCGACACCTCGTCGGGAAGCTTGAGGCGAGCGAGGGCGGCATCGAGTGCTGATTGCCATGAGCGGATGGACTTCGGCGCAGGGTGCTCAACCAGCTGCCCCATGCTGCCCTTCGTGTAGAGCGGGCTGCCCGCTTCTACCCACGCCGACTCCAGTCCCGCGACCATGTCCTTGGCGCGACAGGCGCCCTCAAGCACAGCCAGTTCGTCGGCACGCAGGTCGTACTTGGCTACGACGGCGCTCCAGAGCAACTGACCCGCGGTCTTGAGCGAGGCGGGAGGCTTCGGCTTGGACATGGCGCCCTCCTGGGGCATTGGGGAGCCGCGCCTGGCGGCCTGAAAAACGAGAAACGGCAACGCACGCATTCGGAGCGGCTACCGCGGTCCGTTTGTTGTAGCACGCCCCGGGGACCCTCCCCCCGTGGTGCTC